CTACTGCAACACCGCCAATGGAGCTTCTTCTCTCCAATCCAACACCACAGGCTACTACAACACCGCCAATGGACTTTATTCTCTCTTCTCCAACACCACAGGTTCCTACAACACCGCCAATGGATTTCATTCTCTCTTCTCCAACACCACAGGTTCCTACAACACCGCCAATGGAGTGAGTGCTGGTCGCTTTATAGCAGATGGACTTAATGCAAACCAGACTTCTAATAATTCGGTATATGAAGGCTATAATGCTATGGCTCAAGCTAGTGGTGATACGAATGAAATTGTCATTGGAGCAAGTGCGATAGGAAATGGCTCTAATACTGTAACCCTGGGAAATACGAATATTGTTAAAACAATATTGCAAGGCAACGTCGGCATCGGAACCGCTTCACCTAATTACCTATTAGAAATCAACGGAAGTTTAGGAGTAGAAGGTCATATTCAAACCCATGGCACAGCCCCCACCCTAACCTCATGCGGTGGCTCACCATCAATCGTAGGCAACGACAACTCATTTACCATCACAGTAGGCACAGCGTCCACAGGATGCACCGCTACTTTCGCAACAGCATGGACTAACGCACCATCTTGCACCGTTACTAATCAATCAACATCAATCACCAATGCTATGACTTATACGGTCAGCACATCAGCCGTCGTCGTAAGCCAAGCCGCAGGGTTAAGCGGAGATATATTAAACGTAGTTTGTCGAGGGTACTATTAAGGAGAATAAAATGAAAAAACTTATCTTCACAGCAATTATCGGTATCGTATTTGGTCTTTGGTTAGTCAAGTCTTTTGCCCAAGCAGTTCCTACAAGCACCATCTCAGCAGATTGCACTACTGCCTATGTATCAGCTACAAACACCGATTCAGGACAATGGACTTCGGGAGAGATTAATCGACAGATTGCCGTTGTTATACAAGATGAGATTAACTTACGTCAAAAATTAGTTCAGGATGATGTTACGTTGGGTTTATATTTACCATTACAGCAGGCTATTTCTCAATGTATTGCCCAGTTGAATGCAACAAGTAATTCTATTACTAATTCTGTAAACTAGAGGCAGGATTCTGTACGTTTTCATCGGTGAAAGTAAGTAGTTAAAAGTTAGCAACTAAGCGAGGGGGATATGGAAGAAGAACATCTAGAAATCTTACCAGAATGTACCGGGAGATTCGGGGATATTAGAGTTGACCTTACGGTACTCAAAGGCGACGTTTCCCATGTCAAAGGGCGTATTGATAATGGAATGAGTAAGACGATTTCCGAGATACATGATATGATAACAGCCCTTAAGCCTAAAATAGAACATCATGCAAGCGTTATTAAACGGATAGAGGACGCTGGGTGGGCTATGGCGTATATGTTTGGGGCATTACTTTTAGGTGTTGTTATTTGGGCGATAGGGAAAGGATTTGTGAGCCATACTATATGACTATTAAGTGCCTCACCAAAAAACCCTGTCTATTCAAAGTAAAAGGAAGCACTAAAGAAGGCTGTAAGGATTGCTCAAAGAACAAAGCGAACAAAGGCAAGGAAGGTCTTGAAGATAAAAGCGAGAAGTTAATGAAGGAAGGGTATTTTTAAGAAAGGTTGTGAGTATGGATTTTAATTGGTTAGGAAGGCACTGGGAGGGGATATGTCTTGTCTATCTTCTGGTATTAAAGTTTTTGACTATTGTTCAGGACGCAGTTGACGCCGAACCAGCGGGATTGAAACCGCCGTTCGGTAAATTACTTTATTATATGTCGGCTGTTGGACAAGCAATGAGTATCGGCAACAGACCTACGGCGATTATGCCGCCAAAGACAGGAGTGTAAGATGAAAAAAGTTCTATCTATATTAGCAGTTTTATTACTATGGGGCGAAGTTGTGTTCGCTCAAACTACACCCGTAACAATTTCAGAAATTCTTAGCCACTTAACAGCACACGAAGCGGTTGGCTTCGACCTACATAGTAAGAACGCCGTTTCCTATACGTCATTTGATTTAGTTGACTGGAAAATGCTTTCGTTATCGGCGGGCTATACGACATCTTCTGGCGTGGTCGGCTCCCTCGACGTTGATTTAGGCGGCGTATCACAATTCGGTATTACCTCGCCTCTATTATCCATCATTGACCTTCGGGTAGGGTTCATGGTAGGTATGGGTGATATGTCTACAGCGTCAAGTAGTGGTACAGCGGAACGGAATAAACTTATTTATGGGCCAGAGGTAACTATTATAAAAGTGAATTGGTAGGTGAATATGAACGAAAGCGTATTTATGGTTTTCTTAGTAATCGCACTTGTCTGGATGATTCTTTATTGCTTTTGGCTAAAACAACAAGTAAAGAATCGTTATGATTATCTCCAGAAACAGATTAACGATATTAACGCATTAAAGAACCATACGGATAATAGCGTTTACGCATTAGCTCGGGCAATAGGTTTTAAGAGGTGTCCGACGTTAGGATTTGTTAAAGAAGATGTGGTGATAAAATGAACAACAAAGGTCAAGCAGACTACAGATTAGCAAGCCATATCTTATTATGGATAGCTGTTTTAATTATTGGAGGCTGTCTTATATGGTCAGCGTTCTTTAAGCCATCGGAGAAGAATATTTATAGCTCCGGTTCTTTACCTCAAGAAACAACGGTCAATAAAGGATTTCTTTCGAGCTTATTTGAGTTTAACCTTTCTTGTATTCCAAGGGGACTTATAAACAAGACTTATAATAATGGGGTGAATAATGCCGTTTCTACTAATAGTCAAACTAATAGTGTTAAGTAGTTGTGCAGCGTGCAAGCTCATTGGAGAAACTTTTTGGCATAACGCTCAGCGTTTTATAATGCCTATTATTCTCGCAATCGGAATCTGCATAGTCCTACATAGTCTTTGGTTAGGGTTCCTCGTACTTCCAATGATAGCTCCGCTTTGTATGGGATATAAAGACTATGGAACGTCTGATGGATTCGATAGGGCAGTTTGGCTATTACTAATTTGCGTTGCGGCAGGGATAGGATTAGCTTTTACAGGACATCTCTCTTGGTGGCTTTATGTCCCTTGGTGTATCTTAGGGGCTGTTTGGGGTGGCGTTACAAGAATGTGGTGGAATGTGATTATCGCTCCGATTTCAGGGGCTTACATAGGACTTATTATTCTTTTAGTCCACTAATCTTCCAACTTAGACATCACCCATCCACCTAAAATAATCAGGGCGAATATGCCTGTAAGCGTGTAGAAGTATTCCATTTATTTCCCCTTTGTCATCAAGTCGTGGATTGCAATTAGCATTTTAGCATGGAGTACAATGGCACAACTTCGTTCTTTGCTTTTTCCTTTTGGGAAATACTGCTCAACTAAATCAACTGTAACGGAACTTAGCTCCTCCAAGCTCGCAACCTTTGGAGAAGTAATCTGCCCCAACGCCCACTTATCATACTCCTTGCGTTCCATATCATTTCCATCTATCACTTACATTATAGCCTTTCAGTTTATCCATATTATTCTCCCCTTTGCCACAGCCTATTCCATAACCACATAATTTTAAATTTCCAACCTGATAGTTTTAAGACCATATCGGTTACTGATTTGAATTTCATCTTTCCCCCTTCAAGCACGACTTTAGATTTAGTAGGACTGCTTTGGCAATTTTCTTATATGTAGTTCCTCTTGCGTCTTTGGCTTCCCAAGATTCTTGACCTACACAAAGAGTAAGAGCTTCAATCTTACCTTTATCAAATTCCCTATCAAGGAGTTTGGTGATTTCGGTAATAGCATCATTCCATCCAGCACCATACCGTTTGTCAGCAACTGTCATTCCTAAGATTGATAGATTTTCATACACTTTTTTCTTCTCCGGCAACTCAACAAGTGAGCTTAGTTTTGTCATTTAATCCTCCCAAAAATTATTTTCCCGATGTAATCTTCTGGGTACTGCATATCCCTCCTTTAACAATGCCGTTAAACAATCAAATGCTTTTTACTCTTAAAGCAATTCTTACACCAAGTCCCTAAATAATCATCTTCACCACGAAACCATGACGTTTCTTCAAAACATTTATAATAGAATCCGTGGTCAACAAATTCTTCACCCTTACGCTTACCTTTTTTAGAAATAAACCTTTGCTTGCCTGTTATTCCGCATGATTTACATACTCCATGCGATTGTGTGTGTACGTTTATTTTTATCTGCATATCCCTCCTTTAACAATGCCGTTTAATTCCATAACTGATTTCGATATTTCTTTTGGGAAAATATTTTCCAGAACGCTGGGTCTTTGATTTTGTTGTACTCAGCCAACGCTGGGTCTTTGATTTTGTTGTACTCAGCCAACGCTGGGTCTTTGATTTTGTTGTACTCAGCCAACGCTTGGTCTTTGATTTTGTTGTACTCAGCCCACGCTTGGTCTTTGATTTTGTTGTACTCAGCCAACGCTGGGTCTTTGATTTTGTTGTACTCAGCCCACGCTTGGTCTTTGATTTTGTTGTACTCAGCCAACGCTTGGTCTTTGATTTTGTTGTACTCAGCCCACGCTGGGTCTTTGATTTTGTTGTACTCAGCCCACGCTTGGTCTTTGATTTTGTTGTACTCAGCCCACGCTGGGTCTTTGATTTTGTTGTACTTTTCTTTCCCTTTATCATTCAATAAGTCCAAAGACATGCCAATCCTACTCATTCGCCCTTCTTTAATGGCTAAGACTATCTCTGGGGGGAAATTGTCGGGAGTGGATAGGTTAGTATTTTCTTTCTCTTTTCCCCACTGTAATTTCTTACCTAATTCTTGATTACCGCCATTGAAATAAGTACGAATTGCCCCGTGACCTTTAATATCTTCTTGGAAATTATTCCCTAAGAATTTTATTAAAGATTTTCCTTCCTTGCTTTCAAGGTCTTTATCGGTTAGGAAATAATTCTTATTTTCGGATTCAATCCATGAAATAAATTCGCACATCTTATCCCTCCTTTAACAATGCCGTTTAATCATTTCATCTTCTTCGTTCTTAAATTCCATATCCTTAAATATCGGGCAAAACTTTAAGTCATGTACCCACTTCTTATCCTTACGGCAATAGCTTGATGTTCCACTCATAAAACCATAATTGTATCTTTTATTACCACCATATTGGCACATCTTGGTTAGCGATTTAGGACAAGGGTACTCTTTCATATCCCTCCTTTAACAATGCCGTTTAATCCATTTAAGTATTCACCAAATGTCTTCATATTCCTCCTCATTAGCGGATGGCTAATCCGTTTTAACTCCCTTAATCATTTCTTTATAATCTTCCCATTGAATTACATAACGTCTATCACACTCTTTACATTTTAGAATCATTCCATTTATGCCTTTACAGCTACGCTCTAATAAAAAACATTTATGGAAGATTGCTCTATACCAAGGAATAGCAATTCTACGCCTCCATTCGTAACAGTGAACACAAGAGCATATTTTCTTACTATGACCACTTTCACAAATCTTTGTATCGTTCATATCCCTCCTTTAACAATTCCGTTAAATCACCTCTCCAATCCTAACTTCTCCCTTTTCCCTCATTTTCCCCGTCAATTCATACTCAATATATATTCTCCAATTATCACCATAAGCAAAGCGATACCATAATATTGTAAGAAAACTTATATCTATTTCTTTCCATTCACCCGTACAGTGTGGGTAACGCTTTATATCAAACTCAGTCAAATCTGGAACGCTATCTTCTGTAATTATCTTTGCTTCGGGGAAATTCTTGACAGTTGCTAAATGAGTGAAATGTTGGTTAATTTCAAAATATCTGAATTTATATTTCATATCCCTCCTTTAACAATGCCGTTTAATGACTTAATGGTAATAATATCCCTTGACCGTTTTCAAAAGTAAAATATATAAATCCGAATTTACTAAATGACGTGTCATGCTCGGCGTACAATCTAACGTTCTTTAATTCTGAGAATATCCTGCATAAATATTTTGATTGAACTTTTAACTTATCAGTTAAAATTGTTTCTTGTTGTTTTAAAACCTTTCCCACGCCAGCACATTCTCCGCATTGAAAATTATCAGCGTCAATTTTGCTTCTATTCCCCGTACCATCACAATCAGGACAATCCCTGTCTTGACCACATTCGCAACATTCAACGATGCCTTTCCCATTACATTCACCGCACTTTGTGAGCTTACCCAATCCATGACAAATTGAACACTCTATATACTCATCCCGATAATTTTCAAATCTAAAATCAACGGGAGTATCTTTAACGGCTTTAGTAAAAAATTCATCAATCTTTTGGGTGGCTTCGGGATATTTATTGTCCCTGTATTTTAAGGACAAATCTACGCTTTGAAGTTTGATAGCCATTCGACCATCAGATACATAGACATCTTGGCCTACTGTAAAAGGTAAGTTTAATTTTTCATATTCTCCACAAAATTTAAGGATGTTCATATCCCTCCTTTAACAATGCCGGTTAAGTAATCATCCGGATATTTCACTTCAACCCTCCTCCAACCCGTGCTAGGCTTTAACCTGTTTTGAGTAGAATATATAAATAACTCCAATTTGGCAGTTATTACAAAACCATGTCTGCTTGGTCATAAGTGAATCCTTTGTTTAGTTGGTCGCATAATACTTCGTCTGCCTGGATGTCTGTAGGTGTCATCTATCTTCTCCGTATTGATAATCCGCTTGATCAATTTCATCTTCCTTGCGTTCTTCTTCGAGTTCGTCGTCGTAGTTGTCAACTAAGTGGTTTCCTGACCTCGGGAGATTTGGTATCATTGTGATTATCCTCCAATGCTTTGAACAAGTGCATTATGTACTGACTGGCTTCGTCCCTGTTCGTACAAAAGACGGTATGTACGTTGTGTCTAACACGGATTGTAAAGAGCTGATAGACAATACTAAGTCCAGTTCTTCGCGAGTTACTATACCCGCTAAGTACCCGTCTAAGGCTGGCTTCAATAACGATGATAAGAGTGATACCCAATTCTTCCGCAAGTTGCATCTCGCGTCGGAAGCGGTCATATCCTTGACTAAGGGTTCCATAAGCATCTCCTAAACTTTTTCTTTCCACGACCACCTCCGACAGGCTTCCGTCGGAAAACTTCGCGCGATAGTCCCCGCACGGCAAGCACTCTCGGATGGTGGGTACTGTAAATTCTAATGGCAACTGTTCACGACTGTCCACGATAATCTGCAAGGGCTTAGTCCTCCCAGGCGCAAGGTGCGCCCCCCGCGTCCTTCTCCGGCTGTATAAACTCGGTTACTTTGGCTTTGGGGGTCTTAACGGTTTCCCCTTCACGATTGACCCATTCCTCTTCTACGTGTTCTATCATGGCGATTATGGACTTGCCGATAATATCCTTCGTTTCAAAGGAATATACTCCATCTTCGGAAGCTGGAACCTCGCAGGCCGCCAAGAGGGACTTTAACATCCAACGCTTCTTTGGCGTAGCCACTAACCAAACCTGCATGGACTTGTGAGTTTTGGTGTCCTCAATGGTGGTAATGTACATTTCATTTCCGGCCTTACTCGTGCTTAAAATCATCTCTGTAATACGAACCAACCTTGCGCCTTCTTGTAAAATTGAAGGGGGACGGCGTTCTTCGGACATATTGTATTCGGGCATTTTAGGTCTCCTTTTTATGTTGGTAGTTATAGATTTTGAGGGCGGGCAGGAACACTTCGTTGAAACAGTCAAAGATTTCGTCATGTCCCATTTCGTACACGTTATAAGCCACCTTGTCCTTAGCGATGGACACGATAATCGCTCGGTCAATACAGTTTTGTTTTACTTCGTTATACAGGAAGGTGTAGGCGGCCACCTGGACTTTGTAGCTGTCATAGACGTCCGGCTTATCTTTTTCTCCTGCTTTTCCCGACTTCCAGTCAATACAAAGGTCTGGTAGAACAAGGTTTTTATCGGTCTTGCCGATGGCATCAATGGTTCCGTTGTACCCGTGTTTCTCGCTTGTTAAGGCCATTTCTGACCACTCAATAAAGATGTCGGGTCTTTCCTTGCGGAACTTAATGAAGCTATGAAGCGCACAAGTAACCTCTTCCGGGTACTCCGTTTCCACCGTGGCCTGGCCGGTAAGGATGTAGTTCTCCAGGCTTTTGTGTATATCGGTTCCGATTGTCCGACCCTTACTGGACTCCCTGTTGATAAACTCAAGAGTATTTTTTTTAAACCAAAATTCTAAGGGTATATTACGCAACACCCCTAAAATCGTCGTTACCGACGGGTAATCATTCTCATAAGCCCTATGCTTTCTCTGTGCCATCTGTTTCCTCCTTAAATTCTAATCTCTTAAATGTATTATCATCTGTCAATACACAAACAGCATATTGGCAAGCAACAAAGATATTGCCCTTAAATTCACACATGCCAACTACCGCTCCGTAGCCATCGGGGACATTTGTTTTAAATTCAAACTTCTTTCGTTCCATTGGCTACCTCCGTATCTACGTCGATTGCGACGGTAGTTCTTGGAGCAGTTTCTTCTGTTGCGGGGTCAAGGTCTTGTAATTCTTCCACAGTGTAATATCCTCCAATAACCTCTGGACAGAAGAATCTACAAGCGTTAGACAAGGCCCGAGCGTATAGCATATTTCTGGGGTAGGACTTCCAGTTATCCTTGTTAACGAGGCCAGCCTTCGCCGCATCTTTGAAGGTAAAGGTCGTAGTTCCCACAATCCCGTCGGAGTTAGTAATGTCAATGGTACATTCTGCCTCATCCAACTTTTTGATAACATAGTCATATTTCTTGCTCCTTTTAATAAGCCCTGCCATACATTTAGCAGTAAGGCCAAGTTTGCCGCCTACTACGTAAATGCTCCCCATAGATTCAAATGGTAATAATCCCAATTCTTTTCCTGCTAAAATCTTAACCACAGCTTGCGCTTGTGATTTCACGTCGGGAAACATCCCCGACTTAGCGAACACTTCTCCTATCGCCATCGGTTGTTTTAATTCATCCACTACTGATAATTCTTGATCGCTCATATTACACCCCCTGTTTATAATATAAATATTTCACGTTTTTTTGCCAGTCAATCCTCGCCTGGCACTCTCCGAAGCCACAATAGACGTAGCTTCTGCTAATAAAAGGTATAAAGTCCTTAATTCGTCTACCCCCATTCTTTTTAAAATCTCTGTATCTATGCCTAACCGTAGCAAGACAAGACCGGCGGCAACCCTCTTGACTTTCACATTTGATAGATTTAATCCCATAGGGATATCTGCTTCCATCGCCTTCAGCTTCTTTGATTGCGAACACGAATTTATTTTCATTTAAAACCTCCAAAGATAAATGGTGATGGTCTGCTAAATGCGGATTGCTCAAAAGTTTGGGTGATAAAAGTAATAATACAATGAGGCTGGTCAGAATAGCCAAGACAAATAGCAATATATTGGTCGTGCATACAAAGCCATTCTTCATAACTGTACGTGGTATATTCGTCCATTTATTGCCCATCCTGTTTCTCTTTAGGCCACCGCATAGCCCTCGCTTTTTTAAGATTCTCATTGATCGCCCTCATTTTCTTTTCGGACTTAGATCGTCCGGCTTTACGGCAGTTGCTTAACATCCATTCCTTTGTGTATTTTTTCATTTATCTTTAACCTCCTTTGATACAAGTATACTATCATTCTTTGGAATGTCAACACAATCTTTGATAGAGATAATTTTTCCTGTTGGTACGAAAACGCTTATCTTAGCCATTGTCTCGTCGTCGAAGCCCTGTTGTAACTGCCATTCTTTTTTTGTAACCATATATTACGCCCCGCTGAGTAAGTGAATCTCCGCCCGCACGTTTTGACAGAAGGCACACGGGGCTATTGTTGCCAGCCTTTGTCTGGTTGATGTTCGCTTTTAAATTCTACATATTTTAAATTACGCCAAACACGTTTGCCATTGACGCTTGTTGTCTTAGGAGTAACTTTTCCGTATTTCTGAAAAACTCTAGAAGAGAATATTGCTAAATTTAATTTGTGCATTTCAGTTTGACCGCACCATTGAATGTATTTCTTAAATAATTCCCCTTTCTCTATATAAATACCATCTGAAACGTCAACTATAACGTGTTCATCAAAAAATATATTGCTAGGATTATTGTCATCTTCTAAGTCTTGTATAGCTTCCTTCATAAAATTAACTTCTTCAAATGATTGCCGCTTCATTAGCCGGGCAAGTCCCTTAATTGACCAATTTAATATTCCAGGTAATTCCTCTAAAAGCTGTTCTCTTAGATTTATATTTCTTTCTTCTGGTTTGAAGACCCTATCACATGGTATTAAAATTAAGCGATTATAAAAAGCAGAAGAATGATCTGTTATGTAGGGAAATTTATTTGCAGATAAAACCATTTTACAAAATGGGTTAAAATCAAACGGGGTTTCATATTTATCATTAGAGGTTATTTCTTCGCCCGTTACTATTTTTTTAAAATCCTCCTCGAAGTCAACCGCTTTTGCAGACACATCTTTGTCAAAATTGATTAGCTTCCCAATCATCTGTGATGTATACACGGGATTAATAATATATTTTAGGGGAATTGAAGAACAATTTTTCTTCCCTACCATGTGTTGCAAGGTGTTTAAAATGGTTGACTTTCCTGATCGTGATTCTCCTAGCAACAACATCCCCTTTTCTTGTTTAACATCCCGCGTTAAGCATTGCCCAAAAAATTCCTGCAATACGTTTATTTTATCCTGCTTATTTTCAAGAATCTCATTGAGACTTTTTATCCACAAATCACATTTAGCTTGAGCATCGTATTTATAAGGTATTCTTATGGTAGACAAATATTTAGGCTCATGTTTAAGAACATTATTTCCAATCGGGTCAATCATATAATTTTCAAGATTAAGTAAATGACTTTTATTAAAATCTTCAAGGTGTTTAAAGGCAAGCAATTTATAATTTTTTACAATCTTTTCGCGGCGTTCAACTGGAAACTTCGTTACAATTTTATTCCCCTTTTTATCCAATATGTCATTTTCAATCTTGGCTAAAAATTCTAACTCCCTCATTTCTTGCCAATAACCCTGTTGGTAGAAATAAATTTTATCATTCTCCATGCAGTAGCTAAATTGACCAATTTCACCATTCGCAACTCTTAATGCAAATTTCCTGAAACGGTCTTCTTCAAATTTGTTTTCGTCTGCCGGGTCTTTTGGTACTGTCTTTACGTCTGCCATATTGTCCTAAAATAATCGTGCCCGCCCCGTGTTACAAACAACGTGTAACGCTCTGCTAAGAGTTGGGGCGGGCACAAAAAAAGCCCGACAAGGATAATTCCCGTCGGGCAATATTGCATTTTTTAATCGTTGTTGTTTGAACTCTTAGCATGAATAAATATTAAATCAAGAATCATCCTTTGTCAAGATAATTCTATCTTAAAAAACAGCAGATAATGAATACTGCGATTGCCCAGATCGCGCACCATTTTAAGCTGTCCCAGACTTTTTCTTCGTTATAATCGTTATACCAGACTTGCTCTTCTTTGATTGGCGGATTGCCGCGCAAGATTCGCCTGATGTGCTTTATCTGTTTACAGTCGTTTTTTCTAATTAAGTCCATAATTTCCCCCTTGTTTAACTACCTCTTGGTTTACAGTTGTACCGGTTCTTTTATTCGCCTGATTAGCTCATAGTATATAGCCCAAAGTTGCTTAATAGGCTTGCGATCAAGCCCGGCCGTACACTGGCCCGCGTTCCAATATTGCCTTTGAATCCATATAATCAAATCCTTCTTTGTAGCAGGTTTCCAATATTCACCCATATACTATCCCTCCTTTGGTCATTATCGTTGAAAATCAAGCCATTTTTGAGCCATATATTTTTGCCCCACTTCTTTCATTTGTTCATGTGATAAAAAAAATGACTTAATCATATTACAAGGAAAACAAGCAAAACAAATATTATCTATTTCATACCCAACTGAGGAATCTTTCCTGTCAACTGTGATTACCTTTATTCTTATATTAGGATATGCTTCTTTTATTAAATGTTCTGGTATGCCACAATAACAACATTTTTTTTCATTGCCATGCCAGAATTTAGAAAACTCTTCTTTTGTACAATAATTTAATTCCATTTTTCTTGCTCTTAATTGATATTGATACCATCTTGCTAATGCTTTGTCTTTATTCATATTTTATCTCCTTTTTATAGTCTAAAACTACCTTATTATAGACTATAAATAATGAGATGTCAACCCTGTTAATTCCCCTATTCTATATGTATATCCTAAAAGATATTACATACTTCTTTAAATTCCGAGCTGTCAATCTTTAGGCTCTTGATGTACCGAGTTAGAATAATATCCCCTTTATCAGTATCAAAGTCTAAATACTCAATTCCCGCGAAAGACTTGCTTTGCTTTACAATCTTTCTAAATTGCTTTAATCTTACATCTACTGTCCATCCTTTATATACTGGTAATATTCTCATTTTATTATCCTTTCTTATAAGGGCCTCTCCCGGCCCCCAATGCACCGGGAGAGTTTGACAGGCCCTATATTATTGAGTTTTAATTTTCTCATCAATCACGCGCTTGATAGTTAAATATAAGCCAAGATCTGTTTTTGTTCCCCAGGCCGTATCATATCTAATACCGGTACCATAATTTCTTAATTTCTTTAATCCTAATAAATGAGCTATTGTCCGGCCAATTTCTTCCTGCTCAATTTGATCTTGTGTCCTTTTATAGTTTTCTGTTTCTTGAATATTCATATACCCTCTTTTCTGTCCGGACAAGCCGCCGGACTCGGCATATAATTTTACGCGCTTAACTTTAATGGCATAACTATGCCTACAAGATCCTTTTCTTTATACGTGAATTTAATTGTACTGGCCCCGCCGCTTACCTCCCAGATGTAGCCGGCCATATCCTTAATAAAGTCTATATTGATAGTATTAAGGCTTTTTAGGATCTTAATTGTAATATTGGCCAGTGTAGCGGAAAGCCGCGTATTATCCGGCTTTTCAAGATTGATCATTATTTTTTCCGGGCCGTCCTCTATAATTACTTTTATATAATCCGGGAACTGGCCCTCTGCCGGATTGAATATAAGCATATCCTTAGCTATAATTACATCATATAGGCCATTGGCCAGGCCCGCGGGAAGTGTGCTTTTATCCCGGCATAGATGCAAGCGCCGGCCATCGGTACAACAATAACCATTATCATCAATATTGAGATTTTTTAATACATACCGGTTGTTGTCAGTTGATCTGGCCCGCAGGACCCAAACAAGCGCGGGAAGGTACTTTTTAATATTGATATTAAGTGTTACTGTTTTACGTGTATCTGCTGCCGGGACTTCGATCCTGCCTAATTTTACTTCAGGTGTAGATATACTCATAATTCCTCCAGTTTATGCCGGGACCGCGCTGGATCCCGGCCGGTTTATGTTATTTATACTAAGGCCAGCTCTGTTGGCGCTTCCACAGCCACGGCCGCTTGATCCGCTTCCAGCGCCTTTAATATCTTTTGAACCGCGCTAATAACCTTCAAAACCCTTACTTCCGGCTTATGCTCATTATACGCTTTGATATACAAGCTGGACTCTTGAAACTCAACACCTAGAACCGAACAAACCAAAAGACTTGTCAATTCCGCTTCAACTTCTCGCGCCGGATGACTTGCGACATCCTCCGCGCTCTCATGTAATATCGCATGACCTAATTCGTGAAATAAGGTTTTGCATTTATCGCTATTATTACTCATTGAGGATATCACGATCTCCCGCGCTCCCGCTGTGATACCGCGCTTAAAATATCCTCTTGCGCTCCCGGTGATCGCGCTTGTTATATTAATCCCGAGCGCGCTTTGTAATTTAACAGATATATCCGCATAACTAACATTGATTCTTTCTGTACTATTATTCTCATATTCAAGAGGCTTTCCTTCAGTCTGTGATATATCAAAAACCTTGCGACCGAAAAACCCAGCGCATAATTGATCTTTATCACCTGTTACTTTATCTGTGGCAGTAATCATCTTGGGTACTAATATTTCAATATTAGCGTGTTCACCCCTCTTAACATGCCTACCCGCTTTTTGCCAACGATCAAAACCCATTGCTATTGACCCTCCCTGTATCATAATCATAATCGTATTTCTTATACTATACCGATAAATCCCAGGTATACGATAAAACCCATGTAAAAAGTCCATCTCTCCGGCTGTGATCTTACTTCCCAACAAATCCTTAATTTTGTTTTCCATTTCTAGGCCTGTCATTGGCGTACCCTCCGTTTGTGGCCCGGATAATTCCGAGGCACAACTACAGCTTAACACAAACAATGTTATTGTCAAGCATGGACGCTGTTAAAATTCCCTTCCGTCGGACACGTCGCTGACTCGTCGCTAAAACAACCCTTACATCATGTTGAAACTATTTTTCTCCCTCGCTGTCACTTTGCCACCACTGCAAAAAAGCAAAAAGCAGCACTACCAAAACACCGTCGAGACCTCGTCGAGCCATTAGCATTCTATTGTTGAGAGTGCTAAATTATACGCCATGATACGCCATTATACGCTGAAACATAGCGTATAATGACATTGTGGTATATTATTACACCTATTCTTAATATTCTATTTTTTTAGAAGAATATAGCGTATAATACCGTATAATAGCGTATAATTCCGTCGTGATAGTGTTTTCTGTTATAGCGTATAGGCTTTGAATAATAGCGTACCATACTCTTATTATATATTATATTAGAATATATATACTGCTTCTTGATGAATCCTCATATAATCTTTGTTTCTCACTAACAGGTCAATTTCCTGTGTACGTACTTAACATAACTCTAATTATTGTGCAGTAACCTAAACCGCTACTTCATAAACACAACATCATCTATACAACCGAGATACCACCCCTGCCCGGCCAGAAAAGCATTCTTTTTGCTACCCACGTCAGGCAAAACGGGGAGGCCCTACTCGATATATATGTAACTATATGTTATCTGTAAGGGACTCCTAACTTTAACTATCCTTAATTTTCCTTGACAAAAGGATTGTTAGTAGTAACATTTTTCTATGGGTAGATATAAACCTAAAGGTAGTAAAAGGATTGTTAGTTCTGCGGTAAAGGAAGGCTCACCAAAAACTTCAATAATACCCACATTAAAGAGCGATGGTCTTGAGAATGTATTTCATCCGGAAGTGGTGGTGGATAAGAACAATGCGGTTTTGAAGGATGAGGAGGCGGAGCGGGCGGAGATAAGGAATAGGGTTGGTTTGACCTATGAGAGGCTTTGTCGGACGGTGAAGGACGGCATGGAGGCTATGGTATGTAACGCTGAAACGGGAGAGCCTATCTGCCCGGCCAATTCGGAAAGGGCGAAATTTATTGCCGCCGCCATAGACTTGCTTGGAGCTAAGAAGGCCGAACAAGGGGCACAAAGGATTCCTTCGATATTGATACTATTACCAAACGGAGATAGATTAAAATGATTGATTTAAGCGGACATAAATTTGGAAGGCTTACTGTAATACAAGAAGCGGAAAAGACTTTTTATAAAAACGGTAAAAGTCAAAGGTGGTGGTTATGCCTTTGTGATTGTGGGCAATCAAGGATTTTAAGAACGGAAGTTTTGCGTAGTGGCAATACTAAATCTTGTGGATGTTATCGTGTAGAATTTGGAAAGAAAATTGGAAGTCAAATAATACATGGCATGACAGGGACTCCTGAATTTATTTCTTGGGAATCTATGAAGTGGAGATGTTACGATAAGGGTAGAGACAATTATAAAGACTATGGTGGCCGTGGCGTTACTGTTTGCGATAGATGGCGGAATTCTTTTGAAAATTTCTATGAAGACATGGGGACACGCCCAAAAGGAACTACTCTTGATAGGATTGATAATGACGGAAATTATGAACCTTCTAACTGCCGGTGGGCGACTCCTAAAGAGCAAGCTAATAATAGGGTACGAAAACTTGTATGAATGAAATAGATAAACCAAAAGAATTTAAAATGATTCCCCAACAAGCCGAATTCCTTACCTCTGAAAAGAGGTTTGTTTGTTTTTGCGGGGGGATTGGTTCCGGCAAGACATTAGTGCTTTTATTAAAAGGAGTTACCTTCTGTCAGAAATATCCTGGGGCGGTTGTGATTGTAATAAGAAAGAACTACACCGACCTTTTCGATTCGACCCTTTCCGACTTTACGAAATACTTTGGTCTAACAGTGGATGTTCATAAGACAGTTGTTTTTGATAATGGTTCCAAAATGCTTTTCCGTCATGGGAGTGAATTGGACTTATTAAAAAATCTTAACATTGATTTAGCCCTTGTGGAACAGGCCGAAGAGTTTGACGACGAAACGCAATTTAATTTTTTACGAGACCGCATTAGAGGTAAAGCCGCTCCATACCAACAGATTGCTATTATAGCAAACGCAAATGGTCATAATTATATTTGGCGTAAATGGATATATGAGCCAGCGTCGGAAGATTATCATTATATAAGCTGTACCACATTCGACAATGCCTCTAATCTTCCCCCTGCCTTCGTAGAGGATATGCGTAAGAGAGAGAAGGAAGAGCCTCGTCATTTTCAAAGAATGGTAATGAATAATCACGACGAGTCTTTGGCGGATGATAATGTTTTTAATAGTAGCGACATTATACGGTCTACAAAATTAAATTTTAAACTCCCTCCGTTTACTACCTATGCGGCAGGGTTGGATGTTGCTGGGTTTGGTTCTGATAAAACTTGTTTGGTGATATTGGCAAGGGTAGGAGTACAGCGATGGAAGATGGTTTTTATGGAAGAGAAGCAGGGCAAGGAAGCCCCAGAGATTGTTGCTTGGGTAAAAGACACTTGGAACACTTTTCCCTTTTCAACAATAGGTGTAGATGATATCGGAGTTGGATGGGGCGTTCAGAGCTACCTTAACGACTCCTCAAGATATACCTGTTATGGCTTTACTGCAAATGAGTCTCCCCTCGGAGTTTCTCCTTATAAAGACAAAAAAACCGATATGTATTTTAAATTGGAAGAATATATCTCAAAGGAGTGGCTTGAACTTTCTCAAGATATTTATTTACAAGAAGAACTTATGAGTATAAAGTATTTTTATCGGGGCGATTCTGACAAGCATATTGTCAGTAAGCAAGACATGAAGAAGAAGGGGTCAAAGTCGCCCAATAAGGTAGAAGCTCTTGGGATTGCTCTTTATTACGCCAATGAAGATGAAGTAATAGAAGCGGACGATATTATAGTACCGGGCGTAACGCCGAGTAGGAAGAAGTTCCAAGAATTTGCAATCACAGATTTACAAAATTAAGGGAGAAGAATAATGGGCGATAACGGAAAACATTTACAACTCGACCCCCTTAACCCACCAAAAGATTTTGTTGTACTTTCCATAATACAATATAAGGATGCTAAAGGCAACATCATTCAGGATGTGCAAAGTCACTTAATGCAGGATTTGCGTAATGAAGCGTATGTTATGTGTATGATAGATTCTGCGAAGGAGCAGTTGGGGAAGTGGTATAAAGAGCAGAAGGCGATTAACAGATTTGGCGATAAGATTATAAAAAAATTATGATGGCCATAAAGACTTTATCGTTGTGCGCTCTTTGTTATAAGAAGATTCCGGCTGAAATAACTTTTCAGAACGGCATGGTTGTGATGAATAAGGTGTGCGATGTTCACGGCCTTTCTACAGCCATAGTTGAGAAGGATATCCAGCATTTTGCAAGGTTCTACGAATTAGGGACGCTTGATAAAAACAATTCAATAATTATCCATGCGCATAATCAATGCAATATGAAATGTGAGTGGTGTTATTACCCTATGGGCGTTGAGCCAATGCACGACGCGGAGTATTACAATAATGTATTAAAGCAATACAAGGGCAAGTTTAATTTGTTATTGTCTGGTGGGGAGCCGACAGAGCGTCCCGACTACTTCGCTTTTGTAAAACGATTAGTAGGATTAGGGTGGTCGGTGGGTTCTATTACCAATATGATTAACCTCGCCGATGACAAGTTCTTTGACGAAACAATGTCTTCTGATTTTATTCAAGGGAAGACATACAAATTTGCTCTTAGCTTTCAGCATCCTAAAAACTATTCGGAGGAAATTAAGCAGAAGAAAGTTAGGGCGTTGGTGAATATCGAGAAGATGAAACTTAAAGCCTTCTGCGTGATGTTCTCAATTCAATCATTGGACGAATTGGATTATATAAGAAAATTTTACGACCAGACGAAGCAGTGTTACACTATGTTGAGGATTCGCACAATGTTTAAGAATTGGGCGAATAAGGACGACAAGACAAATTTATTTAGTTCGGATTTATACAAGGCGTTCTTTGAGAAGTTTTCTGATTTGATGCCGATAGAATCTCGGGACATTGAATCGTCAAATATTTATTGTCAGTATCTGAAAATGGATAACGGGATGAATGTATCTTTAAGTTCTGCGCCGACAGTTGAGAATTTGGATTATCATTTATGTACTCGACCTGTATTCATGTTATGTCGAGATGGTCGTGCTTATCCCGTTCCTATATGTCAGATTATCAATGAAGGAATATCTTTAGGATGGAAAGACGGATTTGAATTGAAGGGGGCTTAATATGTTTGGAATCGTTGAAGCTGTTGTTGCTGCAGTAGCCACTATTGCCACAGAAGTAGGCGCGGCTGTATTAGGAGCCAGCTTAGCGGGGGCAGCGGGTTTAATAGGCACAGAATTAGTTGGTGCAGGAGTTGTTGGTTTAGCAGGATTCGGCCTTGCAGAAGGAATTGGAGCTTTGACAAGCACTCCTTCAATGCCCGGACAACCTACAGCCCCCAGCACAACAACCGCCCAACAGACCGCCACAGAAGCACAGACGGCGCAGAGGCGGTCAGTCCTTGCCGCAGGTGGCGGGACAAACGTAACGGGTGGTTCGGGGATTATATTAGGAAGCGATATAAGTTCAGTCTCATTAGTGGGGTCAAGTTGAAATCACACGTTACTGGAAAATCTCATGCGAAGGCGCAGTTCAGAGTCTCACCCGCTAAAAACAAAACAACCGGCGTTCATGCTGCACACGGGCCAGCCGTACCGCCTGAATATGCACATAATCTTTCAGTAGCGAATAGGGCATCTTCACGCGCTTTAAGAGTGGCGAGTAGGGGACGTTAGTATGGTAAACCAAGAGTTTGTAAAGAAGGCTATTGGAAATTTTAAATGGCACAAGGGAAAACGTGGCACTTTTGAAAGTTATTGGCAGGACTGCGCGAACTTTGCTTTACCCCGTAAGGCGTGGGTTTCTACAATAAAAAAAGAAGCGCAGGAATTAAATCTTAATTTTCTTTATGATTCAAGAGCGACTCTCGCTGTAATGAAATCATCCGCAGGTTTTCACTCCAACCTAACCAACCCCTCTACCCGCTGGTGGCAATCTGGAACGATTGAAGATAAGTATATGCAGTCCGGCCGCGCTCAGAAATATTTTAGGGAGTGCGACGACATTCAATATGATGTAATGAACGCTTCTAATTTTAATCGTAGCATGATGGAGTTCTATCCTAACATTTTAGTTTTCGGTGTTTCAACTTTATTAACAGAAGCAAGCGCAAAAAAGAAAGTTCGTTATACATCAATACCTGTTGAGTCGGCAGTTCTTGTTGAGGATGATGAGGGATATGTTAATGAGACTTACAGACCTTTTCGCTTTACTGCTGTTCAGTGTATGGAGAGATGGGGGAATAGATTGCCTGACTCTATTAAGACCGCATTGAAGGACGGGGATTATTATAAAGAATTTGATTGCCTCCATTATGTCGCCCCTCGTTATATGCGTGATGTTTCAAAGATGGATAATTCCAATATGGAATATTTTTCTGTTTGGATTGGCATTGATGATGAGTTTTTATTTGAAGAGAGCGGGTTTGTTGAAGACCCATATTCCACTGCTCGTTGGTGGAAAGATACGATGGATGGAAGTCCGTATGCGTATAGTCCGGTAATGAATGTTTTAGGCTCAATTAAGTTAGCCAATGCCCAGAAGCGCACCCTCATTCGTGTCTCTATGAAACAAGCCGACCCTGCCTATGCCTCTCCATATAAATTTTGGATTGCCCCGCTAAATCTTAATCCCTCCGCTATGAACTATTATGATGCGAGCAAATTTAAACTTGAGCAGTTCGCACAGATGGAAAATAAGGGCAACATTCCTATTACTGCTGACGTTATGAAATTAGAACAAGACCTTATAGACGCGGGTCTCTTTGTCAATCTCTTTGAAAACCTCTTAAATGTCACGAAGCAGATGACTATACCAGAAGTTCAACAAAGACTTGCAGAGGCCCTCAATCTTATTTCTCCTTATATTGGCCATATTCTTGATGAAGGAATTACTCCTAATCTTTTTAGGACAAGGTCAGTTCTTGATAGACAGTTGATGTTTCCTCCCGCTCCGAAAGAACTTAAAGATTTAGACATGAGCATTGTCTATTTGTCTCCACTTGCAAAAGCCCAAAGGCAATCTGAAATGAACGGCCTTTCCGCTTGGACGAGTTATATAACAGGACTCATCGAAGGTGGCTTCTCCGACGCTAAGTATATTCTCAACGTGGATAAGATTGGTCGTAATTCTGCTGACCTATTTGGCGTTAATCCTGATAACGTCGCCGAGCAATCGGATATGGATAAGCGTAGGCAGGCTGACCAGCAGTTACAACAGCAAATGCTTCAGTTAAAACAAGCTGAAGAAAAGTCAAAGATTGCTAAGAATATTTCTGGCGCGCACCATGACGTACAGGAAGCAAAGACGTTTAAATAATGTTAGATAAAATAGAATATATTAAGAAGTTGCCGAAAGAGGCTGGAATTTTTTGGGCTATGGCCGCTTATCAAGACGATATTATTATGTGTTGTCAAAATGGTGTTTGGGCGATTGGAATGAATTTAGAGAATTTACGAAAGATTTACCCGTAATGTCATTTAAAAATAAAACACCGAATGAAATGCTGTTCGCTCAGGCTTCTCCTGATAAGGTGATGCCTGTCGTACTTATATGGCGCGGAATTTGGAAGTGGATTTTTGATGAGCGTAGTTGTTCCTTAGATCATCGAAAAATCCTTGAGGAAGAAATCTTAAAATGGAATGATATTATCATATTCCAAAAAAGACTTAGGCTGACCAAGTATGGCCCTACCGAAAGTGATTCTAACCCTACCGGACAGAAAGGGAACGTAATAGATGAGTTGGATTATCAAATTAGAATGATGTGTAAGACCCTCGTTGATAACGAAGAAGGACTTTGGGATTACCATAAGGACACACTTCGTATTCACAATATTGATTATAGAAAATCTATTCACTGTAAATTTTGGTTTCCCGAAATACCAACGGACTATGCAAAAGGACAGGCCAACCTTGAGGCCGCAAAACGTGAAAACCCTGAAGACTATCTACCTAATCCAACATGAGCCATATAATTAAACAAACACAAGGTTTATTAAGAACCGTTGACCGAGAGGGTAAGGACGTTAAAAAACCTATTCCGCTTTATCGTCAAACGATAATTCCTAAAAATAAATATTCTAAGATGTATCAAGAGGCGAATAAGAAGGTGGATTCAAGGGGGGATTATATATGATTATTACGCTTGGTGAGTCAGACGCTTTCCTTCGTACAGATGGTAGGGCATTGATGATTATAGTTCATGTAACGCTTGATTCTGGAAAGAAGATTCAGTTTCCGTATGAAGCTAATTTAAAGATTTCAGACCTTTATGAATCTTTAAAAAATATTACTGATGAAAAGATTGTAGTACCATTAGCTACGGTTCCCCTTGTTTCCGTAGCGACTCCGGCGGCGGAGGTCTCCCTTTCTTCCTCCGTCGCCGTTCCCTCTGTTGAAGATAATCAGATAAACAGAGAAGATTTAGTGCGTTGTATTAAAGTTGAACCACGGGCGAAGGACGCTCCTATTGATATTGTGGTAGGGAATATTTATAGAGTTCTTAAAGTTCACGGCCCTCGATTGACCATTGACGGTAAGGTCAAACAGATTATTGACGGCTTTGATGTTATTGATGACAAGTCTGAAACCCCTCGAAGGATATTTGCCGCTCCGAGTGAGATGGAGTTTTATCAGAAGAGGAAGCCCGCTCCGGTCAAAGTCATTGGGAAATTTGAAAGCACCTTCCTTTGTCCCTACTGTTTTATTCTTATGGTGGCCGTTAAGGAAGAGGACGGGAAGTATCATGGGAAGTGTATGAGTTGTCTAAAAGAATCAACACATGAATTGAAAGCGAAAGAAGATGCCAAACCCACAGTTGGAGCAAGTGCTTCGGATGAATCGGTCGGAGTTAGAACTCCTGTACCAGCGAGTGTTTGAAACCTCTGACGCTAAATTGGTATTGGAAGATTTAAAGGGAAGATTCTTTTTTTATTCCCCCGTGAAAGACTTAACCGAGGTTGGCTCGGAGAATGTTATAAAGCATATTAACAATATGATAAACCCAGTACCAGAACCAGAGGAGAGCCCTAATGGACAATTCAGTTGAAGTGAATGATATTATTCTAACAAAGGACGGACAGCAGTTAAGAGTCCTTGCCGTGAGAAGGAACGGGCCGGACATTCAAAGGCTGGAAGGGATTTGTGATACTGACCCAAGCCCCATGAGAGTCACTGTTCTTAAAAACAATTTTCAACGGGTGATGAAAAAATCGCCCTGGGTGATTGATGCTAAGACGGGAAAGAAAGTTGATAGGACTACATTACAACCGTGGGAGGCAAAATGATTGAAGGAATTGAAGCCACATACGCAGAGTCGACAAAAGATTTTGCCACACCAAATGATTTAGCAAAGGCATACACTGAATTAAACGCAAGAGCGGCAAGTGGAGACATTAGCTTGGTGGGAGAAGAAGCGAGGAAAGACCCAGCTCTATCCACTTTTAAAAACGTCAACGACTTAGCAAAAAGTTTTATTGAGACAAAGAAACTTGTTGGCACTATTAAACACGCTCCGGCAAAAGTTGAGGAGTATAAGTTTACGACTCTTAAAGACCTTCACGCTGGAATATCATCAGAAGGTACACAGAAGTTTTTAGCTACAAGGCTTCACGCGTTGGATATTGACCAAGACCGCGCGGATAAGTTACAGCAGGATATTATTATGGGCTTGCACAACGGTATGGTTCAGGCCGATAAAGCTCGTGCGGATAAGGCCAAAGAAGTTGAGACCGCCCTTCGTAATGAATGGGCAGACAAGTATGATACGAATAAAGCAAATATTGAGAATGTCTTTAAGCGACTTGGACTTGATGATTTTGGGAAAGAAATTTCCGGCGACCCCGTAAAATTAAAGGCCATTCATAAACTTACTTCCTTATTATCCGAGGACAGCATTGGGAAGTTAGGGGCGAACACAAGCACAAGTGCTGATACGAAGACCAAAGAGGGCGCAAAGAAAGCCCTTGATGAGTTTATGAGTGATGCTATTAAAACGGGGAACAAGCATCCGTTCTATGACGAGAAACATAAAGACCATGCCGCAACAGTTAAGAAGTATCACGAATTAACGGAGGTCGCTTATGCCGCCTGAAAAAAATATTAAAAATAATTTGACACAGGCTAAGTCTGGTGATAATAATAATACGTTGACTGATTTCGACATTTGTGAACTTTACATCAAGTGTCACGAACCTTTTATAATGACTTGTTCTAAACTTGATATTGATTGTGGTTTCGCCTTGGTTAAAGGCAACGCATTATGGAAGGAAACAATTAAGATTCTCAAGGAATATCGGGATGGACAATCGTAAGACCCTGAACGATAGGAATTGACCTTAACTTCCTTCAAGGTATATAGAGACTATCTGCTTTGCAGACCTCATCGTAGTGGACAGACCCTTTTTAGGACTATCTGTATAAAAAAGGAAAAGTTACGATGGGGTCAATGGCTGAATACAACCTCCGCAAAAAAACTCCTGAATACAGGGAAATGATGAAAGAAGCTCAACAGCTTCGTTTCAAAAATAACCCTGTCTCCGAAGAAACGAAAGAGAAACAAAGACAAGCGTCTTTAAGGCTTGGTCTTGAACCTCCTCACAATTCAGGTGAAAAGCATTGGTCTTATGGACTTCCGACAGAACTTCATCCTTCTTTTAAGGGTTATGGATATTGCCCTGATTGCGGGAAGAAGCTTTCAAGAAGGACTAAGTCTAAATGTATGCGTTGCATGAATAGGAAGCCGGGAACCCTTCTGTATAACCAATTAAGAAACGTCATAGAGTACCGCCAATGGCGTGACGATGTTTACACGAGAGATAAATTCACTTGTCAATCTTGTGGTGTTGTCGGTGGAAGATTACAGGCGCATCATATAAAACCATTCAGCGAGATTTATCACGAAAATAATGTTACAAATCTTAAAGAAGGATTAGATTGTCGAGAATTATGGAACATAAATAATGGAGTTACTCTCTGTGAAGATTGTCATTCTAAGACGGACAGCTTTATGAATAAACAGAAGTCTAAAATGGCTTCAGGAGGATATTAATATGGGGTCGCCCACAGTCGTGCAAATCCAAGAATATGCAAACACTATCTATCTCCTTGCACAGCAAATGGATACAAGATTACGCGGAGCCGTCCGTGTTGATACCAATTGGGTAGGTAATACCAAATTTTATGATCAGTACAATCAAGACGTGATGGTGGAGTTAGTCACCCGTTACGCCACGACCCCTGTGCAGTTGCCTGACTTTAGGCGCAGGGCAGTTTCCCCTCGTTACTTCGTGTCGGCCACTTTGGAAGACCCGAAGGATGCCTTGCAGATGATTGTTGACCCTAAGTCAACGATGATGCAAGCGAAGATTGCCGCCGCGAACCGCACCACAGACGATTTAATTATCGCCGCTATGGGTGGGACGGCTTATACCGGTCAGACCGGCGGAACCGGCGTTTCCTTTCTCGCCGCGAATCAAATCACCTACAATGCGTTTACACCGAACAATGGTATGTCCAAAGCGAAAGTTTTGGCAGCCAAGAGGTTGCTCGATGTGAACGAAGTTGAAGCTGATGACCGTTTCTTTGTTACCGGCTCCGCGCAAGTCGAGGACTTGTTAAACACCACAGAAGTTACTTCCAGCGATTACAATGTGGTGAAATCGTTGGTTCAAGGTGAAGTCAATACCTGGGTAGGATTCAGCTTCATCCGCTCTGAGCGCTTGCTCACTGATGCGTCGAGCCATAGGCTTTGTTACGCGTTTCAGAGATGGGCGTTGCAATTAGCCATCCAGAAGGACATAGAAGGACGGTTGGACGAGCGTGTTGATTTGAACATGGCTTGGCAGGTGTATCTTCGTATGTGTATGAATGCTACGAGGTTAGAAGAAGTTCGGATTGTCCAAGTGGCATGTGCTGAATCAACATTTTAATTTGTTGATTTATCAAGGATTAAAAGAGAAGCCGAACAGTTAGTAAAATCGAGTTAACCTTTTTAAAAGGAGTTTAATATGAGTGCAACAGCGTTAATTAAAGCGGTAATGATGGCCGCCCAATTTACGGGTGGAGTTAGCAACTGGCAGACCCCTGGTTACATTCGGGGCAATGTTCGTTGCATGATCGATTATTACGTTGCAGTGGGTTCAGGCGAAGATGCTGGAAGTACGATTGAGTTCTTCCCGTCGCTTGAAGCTGGCACGGTAGTAATGGGCTTTATTGCATACACGAGTGGGACTACAAGTTCTTTGACGTTTAGTCTCGGGGACTTGGATAGCGCGAGTCGCTATGCTTCAGGTTCTACGGCATGGCAAGCGGCAGGTTCGACGTTGATTAGTTCTATATGGGCTTCTGCTACTACAGGTCCGTATGTTGTCGGAACTAACCCTGCGACCAGTGGTGTATTTACTCCTACATCCACAGATGACGACCGTCAGATTCTCGTTACTACTGCGGGTGCGGCATTAACAAGCGCACATGTGTACGGGTTGATTATGCTGTACACAATCGACTAAAATCGGCAGAGGGGGAGTCGCAAGACTCCTCCTCTTAAAAAGGAGCTTGTATGAAAAGGATTCTATTAAGTTTAGCACTACTGGCTTTCTTAGCCACTCCTGCCTTTGCGTCTGTTGGTGTTAGGGTAGGTGGGACTCAAATAGGAACCGCTACAGACCTCTATTTCCCGTCTGGAACGACCTATACGTTTGATGGTTCGACGTTTGGGACTTCCACGCTTACGGGGGCAGTGGCGGCGATTACGTCAGGAACTATTGGCGGTGCGGCAATAGATACTTCCGTAATTGGTGGTGTTACTCCGGCGGCAGGTTCGTTTACTACTTTGTCAAGTTCGGGTGCGGCTACATTGGCAAGTGCAGGAGTTACCGGCAATTTTGCTGTCAATACCAATAAGTTTACTGTTGCGGCGGCAAGTGGTAATACGCTCGTTGCGGGGACTTTAGCGGTAACAGGTACTACTACGTCAACAGGCGAGTTGACCTCTGCCACTCAAGCTCGAATTGGCGGTGTTAGTGTAATCACCGGAACAGTGGTAACTAATTCAGGTGCTTCGCTTACGCTAAGTGCCGCGAATATGGCGAAGAACTCCATATTCCAAGAGACGGGTACTACTGTCGCAACCTTTACGCTTGATACTGGAACGGCATTATCTTCCGCTGTTCCTGGGGTTCAAGTTGGCGATATGGTGTCTTTTGTGGTGTCAAACGCTTCTACGCAAACAGTAACAATATCGGGGGCGACCGGTACAACCGTTACTTATGTTATGACAGTTCCGACGTTGACTACAAGAACGTGTTATGCGATTAACACAGGCTCTAATACTTGGTCAATATATTAAGGAATCGGGCCGCCTTAAAAAAGCGGCTCTTTTCTTTTTCTAAGGAGCCTGTATGAACGTCCAGCAAAACAAAACCGCTTTAGCAAACTACGCTCTTTCCAAAATCGGTGGAAAGATTTTTAATTTTGGAGATGGTTCCACTTCCGATGTGGTTATGTCGGCGATTTATGACCAGTGTAGAAGGTACTGTATAGAACAATGTCCGTGGTCATTTTGTGTTCAAACAACTGCGTTACAAACATTAGCTGTTCCTACCACAAGTCCTATTTTTAGTTTTGGTGATAATGTAGCAGTAGCTTATGGCCTTCTTCCTAATTTTTTAAAACCTTATCTTATAAATTTCCCTTTTGCTCTTGTCAGATTTGAAGTTGTCCCTACCATTGGCTATTGTTTATTGTCCGATACCTCTGGATTGGTTGTAAAATATGTTTTCGATAATGACGACCCGACGATGTACTCTGCTAAATTTTATGAATACTTTGCGTGCAAATTAGCGAAAGAGGCTTGCTTTAAAATATCTGAGGCGTTAAAACTTCTTGGTTCAATGAAAGCAGAAATGGAATCGGCGTTCTTGGAAGCGGCGGCGGAAGATGGACAGATAAGTTCTCCCGACCAGATTCAGGCCGATGAATGGGATTTTGCGAGATTACAAGGAAGTTCTGGTTTTGTATATTATCCATCGGGTAACATTGGCTTTTACCCGTGGTACCCGATAAGTCCATAATATGAACTCAACCTTTGAAAAAACTTCCTTTACTTTGGGCGAGCTGTCCGCGAGGGCGTTTGGACGATTCGACCAGACCAAACCAATTTTTCGAGACGGTGCGGCTATCCTTGAGAATTTTCTCTTCATGCAGAATGGCCCCGCCTTCTATCGCCCCGGTTCCCAATACGTCGCAACCGCAGGGCAGGTGGCTCCTGTAAGGCTTGAACCGTTTGAATATTCCATAAGTCAGTCCTACATTCTTGAGTTCGGAAATCAGTACCTACGTTTTTTTGCAAATGGTGGAATCATTGAATCTGGCGGTAGTCCCGTTGTATTATCTTCTCCTTATTTTCAACCTGACCTTTGGCAATTACAGACCGCTCAAAAACAGGACGTGTCATATATTACTCACCCTAATCATCCGCCCTATAAACTTGTAAGGACTTCGGCAAATTCATTTTCACTACAGCAGGTTAATTTTCTCGGTGGGCCGTTCCTTGATAGTAATGTAAGCGACGTTACGATAACTTCTTCTGCTGATACAGGCGCGACAACGCTTACAGCGACAATACCTGCGTGGGCGGCTAATACTCAGTATATTCCTGGTGATTATGTTACCTTTGGGGGTAGCACTTATGTCTGCCTTCAAACTAATTATTCTGGAAATATTTTGAATCTCACTTCAAACACTCCTGCGACGATTGCGAATGATGCGACTGTTGGGACTTTGGCGTGGACGCTTCCTGCTAATACTGCTAATAATTCAGGCGGTAGTACAGTTGCTACTGAATATTTAAAGTTCACTAATTTTGGATTTGCAATTCCAGCGGGGGCGACGATAGTAGGGATTGTTGTTAATGCAACATTAGTTGGAAGTTATTTAGGGGGTACTCACTATCCTTATTTTCCTTCCAATCTTGTTTCTGATAATTCTATAAAATTAGTAAAAGGAGGGACAGTAGGCGGGACTGAACACGCAAACGGACAGATGTGGGGTTCGGGTGGAGGTTGGCAAGTAGGAGGCATTACGCCTAATCTTCCTGCTGTAAATACTTACGGAACAGCGTCAGATATGTGGGGTGAAACTCTTGCCGCCACGGATGTCAACGCTTCTGGTTTTGGAGTAGCTCTTTCGGCGAGTATATTAGCTGGTGGAACCGCTACGGTAAATTCTGTTTCGATAACAGTATATTATACTACTGCCGCTTTTGCTAATGACTTGGCGGCTGGATATTGGAAATTAGGTTCAGTGTTTCAACCAGGTCATGTGGGGTCAATATGGCAGATTAACAATACTGTTGGTGCGCTTCAATGGACGGCAAACGCTTCTTATCCCGTTGGATTCATTGTTTATTTTAACGGAGTAACTTATAAATGTTTAGTGGCAAATACTTCGTCCAGCTCCTTTCTTGCGGATTTAGCGGCGGGGGATTGGGTGGTTTTCGGGGGGACTGTTTTAATTACAGGTTATACAAGTCCTACGGTGGTGACGGGGGTTGTTCAGGGGAGCGCTGATGGTACGGTAGGGAATTTAGGAATGGGAGGTGCGGCGACAACCGTATGGGCAGAGGGGGCTTGGTCTGCCGTTAGAGGTTATCCTACCTGCTGTTGCTTTCACGAAGATAGATTGGTTTTTGCGAATACCACTTATCAACCGAATACCTTCTGGGGTTCGGCGGTTGGGGGTTATGAGAATTTCTCACCTGGCGGAACTGCCGATTCAGACGCTTATAATTTCACAAGTTCTGTTGGACAGGCGATTAGGTGGTTGAAGTCTACACAGCAGGGCTTGAGGATGGGGACGACGGCGGGGACGGTTACTGCCGCTGATGCTGGAAATGCAGGAATTACTCCTTCTACACCTCCCACAATAACATTGGGGGTTGATTATGCTGTAGCTCCTATAGACGCTCAACTTATCGGGGCTTATTCCTTTTTCATTCAGGCGAATTTATTTCTATTAAGACAGTTGGTATACGACTGGACTATTTCTTCCGACAAATCCGAGGATATGACCTTATTGGCCGATCATATTCTACGTGATGGCGGTGGAGCTATTCAGATGGCTCGGCAGGAGTCCCCTAATGACCGTCTTTGGATTCCTCGACTTGATGGACAGATGGCGATAATGACTCGTAACGTGGAACAGCAGGTCTTTGGGTGGGTGAGGTATATTGCGGGGGCGACTTCTGGGGGTAATGGAACCTATAATAGCGTGGCGATTCTCCCTGTTGACGGTGCAGATGACGCTGTTTATGTGGCGGTAAGCAGGGTAGTCAACGGTACTCCCGTCCAGTTTATAGAGATGTTTACCCCAGAATTATTCAATAATTCGTGGGAACCGTGTCGGCTTGACGCTTCACTTTCTATAAACAATCCTATAACAATCACGGGAATCTCGGTAGCAAGTCCGGGAGTGGTTACGGCTCCCGCACATGGATTATCTAATGGTCAACGTATAAGAATTGACGGCGTAGTTGGAATGACCTTTCCAGGATTGAATCCCGTCAATAATTTTGTTATAACTCAATCTATAAATGGGTTTCCTTATTTAGTGGCAAATGTAACGACCAATACCTTTACTCTTACAGATGAGTTTGGAACCCCTATAAGCACCGTTCTATGCACCCCCTACCTCTCTGGCGGGGCTGTAAGGGCTATGAATACTACCTTTACAGGGTTGGACTACCTTGATGGAGAATACGTGTCAGTAGTTGCAGATAGCGGACTACCCGCCGCACAGCAAACCTTCTTGGTAGCCGGTGGGCAAATTACGCTCCCGAACCCTGCGGCGGTAGTCCATATTGGTTTGCCCTATACAGGCACTTTAAAACTATTACCTTTGGGCGAAGCCATACAGGGCATGACCACTCAAACTAAAAAGAAAAAGGTTTATAAAATCGTAGCGAGGGTGTGGCAATCGTCTGGTGGACAGTTTGGGGATAATTTGAATAATCTTTATAAACAGATTTACAATACTCAAACGCCCGACGTGATACCTGGAAGTTCTCCACCGTTATACACTGGCGACATAGGACTCGACTTTGAATCTTTCTTTGCGGAGTTGTGGCAACCGATTCTTGTACAACAAGTCCCACTCCCCTATATGCTACTTGCTTTGGTTATTGATACTGACACACAGGCGGGGAAATCAGAATGAGCTATCTCGACGACAACTTACCAGATTTTTCAACTTTGAGTTTACCGGAAGATGGATTATTGTTTTCTGATTCTTATTCAGCGGATTCTCCTGCGGCTTCATCTGGTGGCATTGGATTAGGAACTGCAATAAAAGCAGGTTCGTCTATAATGGCGGGCGTCGGGGCGTATATGCAGGGACAGGAGATGGCCGGGGCGTATGAGTACAATGCCAGTCTTGAGTTGATGAAGGGACAGTTTGAGGTTGAGGAGATTAGCGGTGCGGAAGCGTCAAAATTGTCAACTCAAAAAGCAGAGTACGCAAAGGCGGGAGTTGAACAATCGGGGAGCGTTCTTGATGTGGCTTTGAATACAGCGACGAATATGGAGTATGATAAGCAAGTGGCTATGTTTAACGCAAAGTCGGCGGCGAATATGGACGAATACGAAGCGAAGATGGCGAAGTCCAAAGGTGATATGGGATTAAGCATGGGAATATTGGGAGCGGCAGTATCATTACTATAAGAGGTGTATCGTGGCAAAAGTCCCTGTAGAGAATTATCCAACAGAAAAATTAGACCCTACTCCAATTAATCCTAAAACTGCGGCTACTCTCGGTGGTGAGGTTGTTGACTTAGCAGAGGGCATTGGTGCTATTGGCGATTACATGAAGAAGGTTCAGGGCATGACGGATGTTCGTAACGGCCTTACTGGACTTAATGACGATGCAAATAAAATTCATAATCAAATATTTCAAGACCCTGATTTAGATAATGCCGGAGAAAAGGCGAGAGATTTATTTGCTAAGGCAGTTGAATCCAGAGCCAGTGCAATCCCCGACGCAGAGGCAAGGAATAGATTTTTAGATAGAGCAAGTTCAGTTCAAGACAGAAGTCTTACCACTATCAATTCAATGATAGAGAATAAGAGAATTAAGGCGGCTAATACGGGCATGACCGCCTATGGAGAATCTTTTATTCAGAATTATGCTAAGAACTTAAATCATCCTGGATTACAAGAACAGGCAATAGAAGATTTAAAATCAGAGGCCGCCCTTCATCAACAAATGATAGGACAGCCTAAAGAACTTTTAGATTCGTATGTAGCGAATACAATTTATAAAGCTAAAAATGCGGCACATACATTTGATATAGAAATAGACCCTCAAGCCGCTCTTGAGAGAATTAAGAACGACAAAGACCTCACGGCTAAAGATAGTATGAAATTGCAGAATGAGGCGACGAGTGCTATTAAGAGAAATGAGGATAAGTCTAAGAAATTATTAGATATAGCCCAGAAGAAGAATCTCGACGATGCCATGATGAAGAACTCTATGGGGAGTTTGCGTCCTGATAAAGCAGAGGAAATGTATTACCAGAAACAGATTAGCGAGAAGGGCTATCAAAGTCTTTTGAAGAATGGTGTTTCTCCCTATGTCATTAACGCTAAGACCGACCCCGATAAATACAATGATGCCGTTAAGATGTTGCTTGACCCGAAAGTTTCCGACGATAAAAAGAGAACGTCTTTAATTGATATGAACAGCGACGGAACCCTTGCGACATCCGATATGAAACATTTATATCAACTTCATCTTATTCCTAACAAGGGTGAATCAGAATCACTTGGACAGACCCAACAGGGTAGAAAAGATTTGCAGTTGCTTGATAAGGCGGAGAAGGATGATAAGCAATTAAAAGAACGTGGCAAGTCCTTACAAGGCGCTTGGGATAGAATCTCTGGACATAGCGACGACCCGCATAATGTATCTGACTTATTACAGAAACTACACAGCGACCTTGCTAAAGAACAGAACGTAACGCCGGAGATTATTGAGCAAAAAACTACTGCGGTAATAAATAAAGATAATATGAATAAAAATCCCCGCGTAGTTCATTCTTGTCCTAAAGATGGAAGTGTTTGTATGGACGCTATGGGTAATAAAGCGAGAGTATTCCCCGACGGACGTATTGAGGCTATCTAATGCCCTTCGACATTAACACAGCAGTTGCAGTTGATAGTACACCTGAAGCCACTAAGCCTACTGGAAAGTTTGATATTTCTACTGCGAAGACTATTGATAGTGATGGGGGAAAAACTGCGTATGAGAATTTTAAGACTCCTCAAGTTCAACAAGGGAATGAACCTAAAGGCACTACAGGTTCTTGGAAGGATGAAGATTTCCTTAATGCCACTATGCACATGGCAAATATAGGTTCATGGAAACTAATCGGAAAGCCTTTAGGTATTGGCTATGAAGGTGGCAAAGCTACTCCCGAAGAATCAAAGAGGGTTGATGAACAATATTCTCAACTTGAAAAGAATCATCCGATAGGTGCTGTTGTTGCGGGGACGGTTCCTTATATTGCTACCGCTCCTTTAGTACCGGAAGGATTGCTTGGATTAGCCGCACAGTTCGGGGGGCTTTCGGGATTATCCGCTATTGGAAAAGCAAGGGTAGATGATGCATCAAAACCTTTAGGGGGCAAGGTGCTTGACGTAGCGAAGGAAACTGCGGAAGGGGCTTCGTTTGCTCCTATATGGCATTACTCCGCTCCGCTTGGATGGTTGGGCAAGGCATTTGTTCGTGGTACTGGCACAGGTACTCTTACCTCTATTTATGGCAGTAATTTGACAGAGGCATTTAGGCAGGGTGGGACTATTGGTGCTTTATCTTTAATTTTTGAGAATCCGATGTTGGCTAAGACCGCTCTTGGCAGGGGGGTAATCAACAAGGTCAATAATGAATCTGAAACTAAGATTGCAGACCCCGAGAAGGCAAGTCCTCAAGAACTAAAGCAATCCATTATTCCCGTTGCGGAAGATATGTCTAAGAAGGTCTTTAGTAAGCCCAAGATAGTATCTGCCACAGTTAAACTTCCCGACGGAACGGAGATTCATGGAACGAGCCATGAAGATGCTCTTAATAAAGTTGGAATGGGTAAGGTTGATGTAGAAGGCAAAAGTAAATTTTGGCAAGATGCCGCCAGTAAAAGTATTGATAAAATAAATCAAGGAACTGTTAGCGTAAAGAAATCAACCACGAGCAATAAATGGACTTATGATATTGGCGACGGGACAATTTCTCCTTCTCCGTTTTCTACTAAAGCTAAGACGGAAGAATATGCTCAATCTCAAAAAAACGAATCATTAAAATATTTAAAAGAGAAATTTGTTTCAGATAATCTTAAAGCAGACTTGCGTGGTTCAGAAGCTATTCAGGCACAAGAAGGGAAAGATTTTCAAGCTGGCTTCACAGTCCAAAACCCCGACGGCTCCACTAAATTTATCACAAGGGAAGAATCGAAACAAGCACCGTATAATCTTAAAGACGGACGCTCAGAGGATGTTCAAGGTCTTAATCAACAGAAGTTTATGACACCGCCGGAAGAACCGAAGGTAGTTAATCCTGACACGTTATCGGCTATGGGCGAAGAAGGTAAGATGGATTTGGCATTAGTTCCGGGTGTTACGGAAACCGCCGAATTATTGTTAAGGTCAAGCAAGGAATTAAAGACAACCTTTACCCCTGCTGATATTGGAGAGGCAAATGTTGCCGCTACTTCTCTCCGTGAGAATCTCGGAATCATGGCGAGAAATCACGACCAGTTTGAAGCCGCTTTAAGCAAAGCAAAGAAGATGTTTGATAAGGCAAGGAATGAAGATAACCTTGAGTTTATCTATAAGATGGAAGAGGGTACAGCGCAAGAATCCCCCGAACTCCAAAAAATCCATGATGTTTTACGTGGAACATTGGACGCTAAACGTGAGGAAATAAGGGCTTTAGGAACAGGTAAATTAGATAAATTCATTGAGAATTACTTTCCCCACATTTGGGAAAAGCCAAACGCCGCAAAGAAGCTATATGACATGATGGCGGGTAAACGGCCTCTTATGGGGTCAAAGTCCTTCCTTAAACACCGTACAATCGAATCAACAAGACTCGGCATTGAGAACGGCTTAACACCAGTATCTTATAACCCTATTGATATGACCATGCTTAAAATCCGTGAGATGGATAGATACCTCATGGGGCAGAAGACACGGGCTTCTTTAAGGAAATCAGGGATTGAAATGTTTGAGAAATTAGGGGAAACCCGTAAAGACAAACAGAAACCTGCGGGGTGGGTAAAAATAAATGATGGTTCCTCTGACGTTATGTATGAGAATGATGCCGGAGAAATGGTGATAAGCGGTTCTTACTACACACAACCGGATGCCGCACGGATTATAAACAATTATCTTTCCCCGGGGCTTCGTGGTAACTACTTCTATGATATGTATCGTGGCGGTGGGAACGTGATGAATCAGTTTCAGCTTGGGATTTCGGCGTTTCACTTGGGATTTACCTCAATGGATGCCACGGTGTCTAAGGTGGCTTTGGGTATAAATAAGATTGCAAAGGGTGATGTTATTGGGGCAGTTAAGGAATTTGCGAAGGCTCCGTTTGCTCCGATCACGAATATATTAGAAGGGCGAAAACTCCTTGAGGCTTGGAATGGTAAGGACAAAGGCGAAGTAACCAACCTTATTGCAAGTTACATGGCTTCTGGTGGCGGTAGGGCAAAGATGGACAGTTTCTATAAGACGAGGGCAATAGAATCAATGCGGAAGTCTTTTAAAGAGGGCAAGGTCTTAACAGGCGTATTGAAGGTTCCCTTTGCCATTGTTGATAAGATGTCCCAGCCTATCATGGAGTATATTGTTCCACGTCAAAAGATGGGCGTATTCTCTGATTTAATGAGAATGGAGTTGGAGAAGAATCCTGGGGCAAGCCACGAACAGTTAAGATCGATCGCACAGAGGGCTTGGAACAGCGTAGACAATCGAATGGGACAGCTTGTCTATGACAACCTATTCTGGAACCGTACTGTTAAAGACCTCTCTATGGCCTCTGTCCGATCTCTTGGATGGAACTTGGGAACTATACGAGAGATGGGGGGCGGAATTAAGGACATAACTTCTCCTATATTTGGTTTACTAAAAGGCAAAGAAGGCTTAGAAAATTTAAAATCCAGTATAAAAGGATTGGCAAAAGGGGAAGGAATTTCTTATCGAACTGCTTACGTTATGGCTTTACCTGTGGTTGCAGGGCTGTACGGAGCAATTTATCAGTATTTACACACAGGTCAGTTACCACAAGAGCTTAGAGACTATTATTTTCCGAAGAACGGCAATATTGATAACAAGGGAAACGAATCACGGGTAAGCCTCCCGACCTATATGAAGGACGTTTATCACTACACCACAAATCCCGTACAGACCGTTATTAACAAATTTAGTCCTATAAACAACACCGTCCTTGAAATGTTGGCGAATAAAGATTTTTACGGAACGGAAATTCGGAATGTTGACGACCCTGTTATGCAACAAGTATTTGATGAATTAAAGTTTGTAGGTGGACAGTTTGAACCGTTCTCTTTCAGGAATCTTGGCAGAGATACAGGTAAGAGTATCTCTTCTCACGTTGAACCCTTCGTTGGTATTACCCCTGCTCCCTATGATATTAACATGACGAAGGCGGAGAAGTCTGCCTATGAAATGTTTAAGAGTAATGTTCCTGCCGGTTCCCGAACAAAAGAGGAATCAGATGCTTCTAAGGTTCGTGCTAAATTAAAGAGTGAATATTTTGCTTCGGGAGATAAAGAGCCGTTGAATGACGCAGTTAAAGAGGGAACGATTACTAAGAAAGAGATGAGTGAAATTATAAAACAAAAGGGAATGACAAGCCTTCAAAGGTTTACGGAACATTTAAGCGCAAAGCAAGTAATGACTTTAATGGATAAAGCGACCGATAAAGAGAAAGAAGAACTTGAAAAGATAGTTGCGAAGAAACGTACTAACGCTAAACGTGCGGGCAGTTGGACTCAAAAGATGGAAGATAAATATAATCAAATGGTAGGGGCTGATGACGTTAACTAAAAAAGTCATAGCAGTTGTCTTATCAACAATTTGGTGTTTAACTATTATCCTTTGGATTAAGGCCGGGCACAATTGGAATAACGCAAGAAGATATTTACATGAAGATAATTCACCAGAGGCGTATTACCCATGAGTAGCAACAAACGCAAACCAATAAGGTTAGAGGATTTAAAAGAGGAAGAGTTCCAATGATGCCGGAGTGTTACGTCTTTGATTATATAGACGAAGATGATGTTTTTGACTTTGAGGAGAACGCCCCCGAAGGTGGGGAAGAGGAAGATGATGATTAAATTTCTTGTCTATGATTTTGGATTATACATGACCCAAGCAAATGCTCTTGCTGATGGCGGGAAGAACCGTGTAAAATATTTCACGCCTTGGGCCGGACGCGACCCTCATTACAAGGATTTTATTATAGGAAAGGGTTTTGAGTATCTTGAAAAAGAATTATATTTTGAACCGTGGAAGAAATGGGCGGATGTAATAGTCTTTTTTGATGTAAGTGGCAATTCTATTTGCCATGATTTAAGAGAACAATACGGAGATAAGAAATCTATTTGGGGTTGCGGTAAAGCGGAATTGTTAGAAAATGATAGGGTTCTTTTTAAAGAGTGGTGTAAGGAATTAGGATTAGATGTAAATAAATATGTGGTTGTAAAAGGTGTTACGGAGCTTAAAAAAGAACTTAAGAAGAGTAATGGGAATAGATATGTAAAAGTTCAAATATTTCGTGGCGATGTTGAAACATTTTTTTGTGAGGATTATGATAGCGGAGAAAGCATAATAGACCAAGAGATTATTCCTCATTTGGGAGTTGATAAAGAAGATTTTGAATTTATTGTTGAAGAGCCTATTGATAAAGTTGCGGAGCCGGGGGCAGATATTTTTTTCAACAAGCATGGAGTTCTTGGCGGTTTCTATGGTTATGAAGTTGATAAGGCGTTATATATCGGTAAGCGCATAGACGATGAATTACCAGAACCCTTGCAAGAAACATTGGACGCATTTACTCCGCTATTGGTTAAACTTGGCTACGCCGGTGCTTTAAGCACAGAAGAAGTTTTTAGTGCTGATGGGAAACATATTTGGATTGATGCCTGCCAGCGAATACCAAATCCGTTAGGGGCTTTGTATGGTTGCAATAAAGTAATAAGTAATTGGCCTGAATTTGTAGCAGGGGTTGGTAGGAATGAATATATTCGTCCAGAAATAAATTTTAAATATGTAGGCGCTTTCCCCGTATCTTCATGTTACGCAAAAGACAGCTATGTAAAAGTGGATATAAAGGATGAGGATAAAGTTAAATATCAAATTTGTTGTGCAAAAGAAAAAATTGTTAAGTCCGTTCCCGGGTGGGAAGTTGTTGGAGTTTTATTAGGATGGGGGAATACCGTTGATGAAGTTATCAATATGCTTAAAGAAAATGCAGAATATATTAAAGGACATGGAGTTGACACTTCTCCTGTTAATGCTATTGATAATGTTAAGGAAGTCATAGAAAAAGGCAAAAAGGTTGGTATAAATTTTTGATTGATTTATAATATTATTAAGGAGAGCTTATGAAAAAACTATTTCTATCCCTCGCATTAGCCCTCGGAATCTTCGCAATTCCGCTACCGTCTTTTGCCACAGTGAGTTCTACCACGAACACTGTCCAGTATTCAGGGGACGGACATTCAACGTCTTTCTCTTTTAATAACAACGTCTACCTTGCTTCAGATTTAAATGTTTATGAAGTAACAGCGGGCGTTTCTACGCTATTAACGCTTAATACCAATTATTCGGTGTCTTTAACCGCAATTTCGGGGGTTACAGGGGCTTATACAGCCACGATAAATCTCGCGGGCGGGTCTTCCCCTGCCGGTGCTTTAGCGGTGGGCACGACACTTGTTATTGTGCGGAATATTCCCTATACACAGCTTATCAATATCTCAGACTATTCGGCGACCCCTGCGGCGACTTGGAATCAGGCACACGACAGAGGGGTCATTTTATCGCAACAGCTCTTGAATTTAGTCAATCGTTCAATCCTTCAATCAGTAACAGCGACAACTCCGATAACTTTTCCCCCGCCCGTAGCGAGTAATATGATAGGGTGGGACGTAACTGGAACAATTTTACAAAACTATGTACCGAATACTTCAACTTATATTTCTTTGCCTTTAGCGGCTTCACAGGGGGGTACGGGGTCAGCTTCAATTACGTTTCCCCTTGCTACGGCTAATGGTGGTACCGGCTCAACGGCAAACGCTAATGCGGCGAATGGGGTGGCAACATATGCATCTAATGGTAATTTTGGCATCGGCACTACCTCGCCATCTAAAATGCTCTGTGTTGGTTCTACTTGTCAGGCTTCAATAGACTCATCTGGCAATATTCTTGGGACTTCTACAACCCAACCCGCAGGGGACAACTCTACTAAACTTGCGACGACGGCGTATGCGGACGCAAGCACACTTCATCAAACCGCCAAAGCATGGGCGAATTTCTATTGGTCAGGTTCGGCAGTAGTAATCAATGCGAGTTATAATGTGAGTAGTATTACGAGAAATTCAGCAGGAACTTATAATGTAAACCTCACTAATGCTTTAACAGACGCTTACGGCGCGGTAGTAGCTAATGCACAGGACTCCACTACTTTAGTAAATTCTGCAACATTTGGAAACGTTATATCGTCAAGTCAGTTTTTTGTATATCACCTCGAAAATAGCGCTGGGGTTGATTGTGCTACAGGTTACCCCTGTTCAGTTGTAGTATTTAGATAGGAGAAATATGAAAACAATTATATCTTTATTTATAGCATTTTTAGCCCTTACGACTTTATCCTTTGCGATAACGACGTTTACTGATGGCGTTCCTCATACAATTTGCGTCCCCACAGGACTGACCTATACCGAGGTCGCTAATCAAGCCGCCCTAATCGCTATCCCGATTTATAAAGCACCCGTAGTCATAGCCCCCGCCCTCTGCGCCGACTACAATCAGTACATCGCTCTTACAACATCATTAGGTTTACCAGCGCAGGCGACCACAGCACAGATACAGGGAGCCCTTACTGCAATGGAAGGTGACGGGAGTAACCAAGCTAACGTGAATAATGCTATAAAGATCGGCTTAGAATTTTTATCTTTAATGAATGACATCCAGCAAAACGGCGGTTCATGGAGTTCGATAACAAGTTGTTAAAAAGGAGAATAGTATGAAAAATCTTTTGATTGGATTGACAATAGGAATAGGAATCTTCGGCGGGATAATTCTAGCCGCTAATCTTCCGACGAAGTATATGTCACATAATTCTGACATGGAAGGGGTGGTGCTTTATGGCTACACTTCCACGAACACATTAGTCCCCGTTCTCGTCGATAATTCAGGGGCTATTTTTGTAAATTCTACCAACACACTATAGGGGGACTTATGAATCAAATCTTGGAGAAATTAAAATCAGTATTACAAGACGCGGAAGCTCTTATCGAATCTCTCAAGAAACAAAAAAACGATTTAGGGCTTTCTCATGCTCTTTTGGATAAGGGACATGAGGAGTTAAAAACTAAGACCGCTGATATTGCTCAAAGAGAATCGGTGATTGAACCTATTGAGAATATTCAACTCGCTCTTAAAGATATTGATAAGAAGAACGCTAATATTCAGGACGGTCTTGCGAAATTATCCGAAGCACAAAAATCTTTTGAGTCCTATAGGACTATCGAAACGGAGAAATTAAATAATCTCCGAATCAACGTAGAGAAAGAAAACGATAACGTCGTCGAGGGATTTAAAAGGCTCGAACAAGAGAAGAAGAATTTGGAAGCGGAGATTGATAAACGCGTAAAAGAGTTTGTAGCTAAACATACGAGGTAATTAAATGTCTCTACAGCCACTTAAGAGTCAAATATTTTCTTTTGGAAGCGAATGGTACGAAGTGTCCGATGAGTATGACGCTTCGGTAACAGGATTTACTGGCACAGTTGAATATTATGGCTACCTTAATTCTTCGGGCAAGTGGATAATCCAACAGCACAACATTATTACAGGTGCTTATAGATATACAAGTGGCACGAGTTCTTACGCTACCGCTTGGGCGTTAGCGATTGCTGGAACCTTAACAGGATTTGGATTGTATAATGCGCTATCTCATAACGTGCCTTAGTTTATTTCTGTATTCTATTTCTTGGGCAACCGTTCCCGTTGAACGATACCCTTCGGGAACCCCTGTGCAGGTCTGTGTTCCCTCAGATACTAATGGCAACTGCGGTGGCACTCTTCAAACTCCTCTTACCTTTGCAGATTCGTTAGTGAATTCAAGCGGCACAGTAACGCTTGTCAATGACTCGGCCACCCCTTCAGCCTCGTATTATTACGGAACAAACTCAGGTGGCACATTAGGATATTTTGCTTTGCCAAGCAGCTCCTCTCTAATCGTCGGCACAACACCAATTACATCAGGCACTAATACCTATTTAGAGTATAACAATAATGGAGTATTAGGCGAAATTCCGAAGTCGACTTTCGTAACAGGCACGCCTTGGGCAGGTCTATACCTTCCTATCGGCGGTGGAACGCTCACAGGTAACTTGACATTATCCACTCATAACATTGTAACCGACACCACGACAGGTACTGATATAGGCACAGCGACGACTCAAAAGGTAGGGTTCTATGGAGTAACGCCAGTTGTTCAACAGACAGGAAACGTCTGTACTGCATTAAATGCCTTAGGTCTTACAACCTCTTGTTCAGAATCTGGCGGTGCCCAATGGACTACTTTGGGGAGCAATATTTATTACAATACTGGTAACGTCGGCATCGGGACGACGAGTCCGAGCCAGAAATTAGATGTTGCAGGAAATATAAATGTCAATACTAACGGCACGGCAGTTTTAATCTCTTCGTATAAGCCAACAAGCACTTCTGGCAATAACATTTTCATAGGAGGAGGAGGTCAAAGTTCTATCTATGATGGCACTAATTCGTATACAGGTTCTTACAATACAGCAGTTGGAGTGAGTGCCTTACAATCCAACACCACAGGCTACTACAACACCGCCAATGGACTTTATTCTCTCTTCTCCAACACCACAGGTTCCTACAACACCGCCAATGGATTTTATTCTCTCTTCTCCAACACCACAGGCTACTGCAACACCGCCAATGGAGTTTCTTCTCTCCAATCCAACACCACAGGCTACTACAACACCGCCAATGGACTTTATTCTCTCTTCTCCAACACCACAGGTTCCTACAACACCGCCAATGGAGTTTCTTCTCTCTTCTCCAACACCACAGGTTCCTACAACACCGCCAATGGAGCTTCTTCTCTCCAATCCAACACCACAGGCTACTACAACACCGCCAATGGACTTTATTCTCTCTTCTCCAACACCACAGGTTCCTACAACACCGCCAATGG